CAAAAAGGTTAATGAGTATGTTTTCATTTTATAAATTCAAAGAAAAATTAAAATGGAAATGTAATATATACAGTAAAAAGCTTGTAATTGTAAATGAAAGTTATACTTCTTGCACATGTGGTGTTTGTGGAGAACAAAATAATATAAAAGGAAGCGAAACATTTGTTTGTCATAATTGTAATATGAAAATAGATAGAGATGTAAACGGAGCAAGAAATATTCTTATAAAAAATATAAAAATTTAATTGTAATGGTTACGCTGGCCATAAATTATTATTTTTAATAGTTTAAAAAAGCGGAACAGATGAATTAACACCGATTGGAATTCTTGATCTAAAGTCAGGTAAGTTAAATGTAGTTGAGCCATCTCCAACACCATATGTTGTTCCGATTGCATAAAATAAAACATTGTAGAGAGTTCTACTTACTGGTATACCATCACAAAATAAATATCCTTCTGGACAAACGGAACCAGCAAATTGCGAGATTGCGCCAGCAGGGACAGTAAGATTAGTTTTAGGTTGATCTTGCCAAGGAGAATCAAATCCTTTCTTTACTAAAAATCTAGCAGGATTAGAAACGTTATAGAATGACATTTTTATTTTTATTAAATAAAATTATTCATTCTCAAATAATGTCCTAACACCAATCCTAAAAGATTTGCAAAAATATCATCCCATTTGCCATACCAGTAATCTTTTTCTCTTGCTGTGTAATCACATGATATAATTTTAAAGGTTTCTTTTAATGGATTTTTATACTCTTTCTCACAATCAACTAATCCTTTTGATGTAGGAGGAGAAAGTAAATCCTCAACCACTTCCCACATCACCCCGATAATAAAAAGTTCAAATAAATAATCTGGAAATAAATAAGCAAGAATACAAAACAATCCGAAATGACTCACACTCCACCAATCAATATATGTTTCGGGAAGTTTTAACAAAGGCCTTTTAAGAAAGGCTTGAATTTCTTTTGGATATACATGACCTATAAGAATAAAAACAAGAGCTATGAAAATAAAAGTCACGCTAAGATTAAATGCTCCTTTATCTATTGTTTTAGTTTTTGGAGTAAGAAAAACATCAAACATTATCTTTTATTATAATAATAAATGAAAAAGATTACATTTATTATTATAATTTTGTTACTATTAGCTTTTTTTTATCGTTATCCAAAAGAAACAATAAGAGTTAATAACGAAGACCGCGTCTACTCTCCAGCTTATGGAAAAATCATGAGTATAAAATTAAGAAAGGATAATACTTTGTATATCGCTATATTTTTATCTCCGCTAGATATTCATTATCAATTCTTTCCAGTTTCAGGAAAAGTTAAAAATATAATTTATGATCACACAGGAAAGTTTGAGTTAGCATATGAGCTTAATAAAAGTAATGATAATGAAAAATGCATTCATACTATAACTAATAAACATGGAGACTTTGTTGTGTATCAAATAGCCGGATTTCTTGTGAGAAGAATAACTTATTATGATAAAATAGGAAAGGATTATGAAAGCGGGGAAAAACTAGGTCTTATACATTTTGGAAGTAGAGTTGATATCATCATTCCAAATGCAGATAAGTTTAAACTACAAGTAAAAGAAGGAGACAGAGTAAACGGAAGTGAAAGTTTATTAGGAACTTACTAATTTCTCCAATATTCAATTTTGTATATTTTTGTCTTGTCATTAATCTTATCAAATTGTTGGTTATCATAATAATTCATTGTGTCAGGAAACCAATTTTGAGTAGACTCACCCAATAATCCTGCCCACCAACTAAATGTTGAGTTACTACAAACTAGATTCTTTGCATAATATAACATAGAAAAATCTTGCCACATATTTCCCGAATGGTAAGAACACTTCACTTGAGGTGTCACGTTGATCTTTGATATTTCTTTAATTAAGTTTGTTAAATAAAATACTTCAAAATCTCTTTTTACTTTATCCACTACTATTGTTACTGAATCTATCATCTTTGTGCCGTGTTGATTTTCTTTTACAATATCCGTAATCAATTTTACATAAGATTGATAAGTTATAATATTATTATCATTACCATGTTGAATAAAGTCATCTAGACGAGTGTGTAAGTATAAATGATTTTCGGAAACATTTGTTCCCGTAACTTTTGGAGAATTTACAACTTTAACTTGATATGCAAATTGATTCATAGGAACTTGATCATTGATAATATCTGGATTTTCAACGCTAAATAAGCTTTTTACAAATTCTAAATTATCAATTAAAAATTGGTTAAATTGATAAAAGCCAAACATCCATATATTTTTATCACCTTGTAACTCTTTTGGATATTCACCATTTCTAAGTTGAGAATAATACTTTAAAAACTGTTGGTCATCAACTTGAACAAACCCATCTGGAGCCGATTCTAAATATGGTTGAAAAGGTCTTATCTCGTTTTTATACTTGAATTCATATGGAGTTTGATTTGTCTTCTCTCTTAGTTCGTTAAGTAGTTTTTTTAATACATGGGTTGCAAAATATTGAAATAAATTATTTCCAAATCTTCCTCTGACTGCATAACTAATAATAGGCATTTTTATTATATCTATTATTAGTTTAAATCTATTTTTATCTAATTTTAAACATAACTACATTGGTAACATTGAAAAATACACAAGTGTAGGTTCTGATCTCATTGGACCTAGTTCTTCTGTTATTTCTCCTTGAGACGCAACCATTACTAATTTAAATTCATCATCTAAATCATTGTTGATTATCTCGGAAGAATTAATTTCTGAATCATTTTCATTAGAATAATATAGTATATAATTAGACTGTTTCTCTTCTAATTCACCTTGATATCTGACTTTATTGATTTTTGTTTTATTCCATTCTTTGGATACATACAAAGCATGTTCTAGAGATTTACACTTTTGAACAATCATGAGTCGATTTTCAAACACGTTAGCATTTTGAAAAAAGAAATGATCTTGATAATTAATCTTACCTGAGACTTTTCCAATTCCCTTGATCGGAATGTTACTATACACAGTATACTTTAAAATAGGATCCCATCGTTCTCTTCTTTTTGTAAACATAAGTTCTTTCATTGTAAAAAAAATATTATAATTATCGCTTATATCAAAATCTTTGGGAGTTGTATAAAAATCTGTAACATATTTTTTATATCTATAGTCAATCAATTCATTCAAATTATACTTTATGTTTATATAAATAACATATAACAATTTCTTCTTTATTTCTTCGGATGGAACAATCAATTCTTCTTCATTTTTAATTATGAGTTCATTATCTAAAAATAAGTTACGAGTTGATTTTTCTATATCAACTTTACTGATAGATATGTTATCGCCAAAATCAAGAATTAACTCTTCAATATCTGACTCAAATGTTTCCGTAGTGGCTGTAAATCTAATCTTTTTTAGTCTGTCTTGATATAAATGAGAAAACAAAAACAAACAATTTGAAGTAATTATATTACTTATTTTTACATACTTATTATATTGTCCTATTAAAGATAGACTTAAACTGTTTGGAGCTGGATATTCATATCTTACCAAATCATACTCTTGAATATCTTTGATCAATGGATTATCCGAGTCTATATGTTTAGTTGGTATGTAAAGTTCTGTTCCGTCTTTAAAAGCGTATAATCCGATAACATTTTCTGTTTCAATCATGTTAGAGTTAGATAAAACTTTTCTAATAGAGTCTTTTTCTTTTTGTGATAATTCTAGTGTAAAAAAGTCTATTGCGATATTGATATCAACTTCTAATAATTTTGTTATTTGACTTTGATATTTTTTTAGAGAGGAGGAATCTTGAACGAATTTATCTTTATAAAAGTTTGCTATTGGAGATGTGATTACATTTATAGTTTCTTTAGTTTCTAAGTGTTCTAAATAAAGTATTCTTATTTTTCCATTTCCATCATTAACTTGTTTTATAATTTTAGATTTAAAATTTAACGAGATAGCTTTAAAGTTCATAGTAGATAATTGGATCGCGTTTAGACTGTTAATAAAGTTTGTGTTATTTTGATAGTTCATTTGGATGGTTCCTTTAATTTTAAGTTGTTCTGTGAAATTACTTTCTTTTACAACAAGTTCATGATGTGGATATTTAAGTTTGTCAAATTCTCCTCCGTATGTTCTGAAAATGATGATTGATTTTTCAAAGAGGACTTTTGTTGTATCTGTCATGTAGAAAAGTTTATAAGAAGGATTGCAAATTCCTCCATCTATTAATTCGCCTCTATCTTTACAAAGTATGATTAAGTTTGTTTTGAAAATATTTTCTAGAATTGGATAAAAGTAAAGAGCGTCGATTGTTTCATTGTTTAATATTACTTTTTTTATATCTTCTTCACTAAGTCCATTTTGACTTGCTAGATTATAATCCGATAAATTATAGATTTGGGTTCTGACTTTTTTCACACTTTCTTTATCTGTTTGTAATCCAAGCGCTTTGAGAATGCAATATATCACACTAAAAGGAGATTGCTGAATACCTAGTCTCATATATCTGTCCAATCCTAAAAGAGCTCTTTGGTCTATAATATTAAACAAGTCTGATAAGTTGTCTGGTAAAAAAGCATATTGATTTTCTTTAATTATTTTTTGAGTATAGACAACTTGATTAAAGCCTTTTTCTTGTGTTATTATCGCATCTTCATTTTCGTAACTAAATCTAATCTTTTTAGGTTTTTTATGATCTTTCACAAAGCAACATGGAAGAAAAGGATATTTATCCATATTACCAAGTTTGTTTTTAATCAATCCGACAAATCGTTTAGACTTATTATGAGCACAAGAATAGTAAGCGCTTTCTGGGACATTTCCTTTTGGAAATAAGAAAATATCTGTATTAGGATTTTTAAGTTCCATCTCAATCTCTTTTTTATCAAAAATAATCTTTGGTGGATCTTGACATACATCTCTAGCATATCCTGACATAAATATTTTTGGAAAAATATCTTTTAACTTCATCTCTTCATCTTCTTCTAATTCTAAAGTTGAAATTGATGTAATGTCTTTAATGAAAAGTTTATAAAAGTCATAAAACTGATTTTGATTTTGAAACATATAAACAATTGCACCTGTTATGATAGAAATAAGTTTCATAAGTTCCGATCTATTTTCTGCTTGAGAGATTTTAAATAATAGTAATTTATCTTTCATAGAAACTAGACCTGGATATGCTTCAATCTCATCATCCGTTGGTTTTTGAATTTTTTTATAAATAAGACTTGCTTTGATTTTAGTTTCAAAGTTATTCATAGTTGTAAAAAATTTAATTCCTCCTCTTTCTTTTAATATTTTATAAGATTCATCGATTATCATAATTTTTTGAAGTTCTGGATGAGTGAAACAAAAGTCAAAGAATATTTCTCTTGGAATTTCTAAATTTTTTATAGCAAAGAAACCATTTCCAAAAATCTTCTTTAGTTGTAAACTTTCCGGTAATATTAGTTCGCTTTCACTTAGTTTGATCGATATTAAGTTGATACATCTCTCTATTATTTCTTCTTGAGTTAATTGAATCTGTTTATTTGCTTTAATTTTAATCTCAAAAGGAAACTTATCTTTGATTTGTCCTTTTTGTTTCAATGTGATCATAAAATAATCTTTATGTTCTGGATCTTGTATACTAGAATCAATTACATCTTTTTTTCCATAAATAAATAAGTTAAGTGTGCTTTCATCAATATTTTCTTCTTTCTTTTGATAATCTTCGCTTTCTTCTTCTAAAGAAAGAAGATCTGAGATCCATTTTTCTGGAAAGTTAAATTCGTTTAGTAACTTATAAAATTTTCCAATGTTTAAAAAAGGAAGAAGTTTATTAGGACTTAGTTTATTAAAAATTTCATAAGCATCAATCTGCATATTACAACTTCCAATATAAATATAATCCGTTTCTATAAGAGGAGTTCTGATTGGAGACTCTTTCTTTTTATTATATGTTGAAATGATTTCATGAGTTGTAGAAACTTTTCCTAAAGATTCTAAATTGTTTAAAAAAAGTCCTAATGTTTGATTTTCTTCTATTATATTTTTAGAAATTTTTTTACTTCTTTCATATTCTTCTTTTTGAAATGTCCAAAAATCCTCATATCTCTTTCTTATTTGTTTGTTATCAAAAAATTCAAATAATGCAAATGTTGGAAACTCTCCATATATCATAGCTTCTATATTATTAAGAGACTCTTGAAAGGTTTCTTCTTCTTCTATATTAGAATAATAAGACAAAGCTATATAAAATAAAATCGATTCCATATCTTGCATTCCAAATTTTTCTTGACAATCAATTGAGATTTTTGTAACAAAACTCATCATATTTTCCGAACTATTTAAATCTATATCGGTAAAAGTGTTAATAAAATCTTTAAATGTCTCTATATAAATATTCATATTTTCAAGAGGATTTATATTCCAATCTTTATCTTTGATAAACTCATATTCTAGAGATGTGAATTTTGATTTATTAATCTTGTCAAAAATTTTAATAGTCTTTATCTCAATTTCCGTTTTTTCCTCTTTTGATTCTTCCAAAGAGTTGAATGGAGTAATCTTAAAACTTGCAAGTTTTGGAAAGATTTCATGATTAATAAAATATCTAGTTTTAATAGTTTCTAAAGAATCTGTTTTATAGATTTCAAATTCTTCTTCGTCCCAATGTGAGTCGTCATCTTCGTATATTTTTCTAAATATTTTTACACTCATTTATAAAATATAAAGATAAATTATTTATTTTGATAATTTATCTTTATATTTGTTTTATTCTAATGTCAAACTTGTTGTATAAAGAGATAAAGCACTTACAACCGTTCCTTCGGTAGCAAAATGATCATCTTCTGTTGTTGGTATTAGTTCTATTTTAATTGGTAAGTTAGCTGATTTATATATATAACTATATTTTCCCTCTTTTGCTAGATGAATTCTATCCATCAAAACAGGATTTTCTTTCATTTCTGTAAATTGTTCTGATAATTGAAGTCCTCCAAATTCTTTTTGTGGATTGTCTGTTTCTCTTGTTTGAAAATTTGTCCAACTCAAAGAAGACAACATCTTTTGAGATCCCACTGGTAAATTATCGTTCATTACAAATGCAACTAAATATTTTGTTGGACCTATTGTAAAAGATCCAACTCTACCTTTATAAATACCGTAAGAACCGTATGTAGGATCGTTATAGTGTTGAGTTTTTGTCATATAAAAGTTTGGAAACATATCTCCTATTGCTTTTCTTATTTGAGAATGAATTGAAAAATTACCTGTGTGATTCATTTGATTAAAATTTGAAAAACTACTTGCTGAATTCATTTGAGAATAATTACTGGAAGGTTGTTGAAACTCGACTCTTGATCGATTAGATGGTCTAGGAACTTCACCTGTAATAACAGAGTCATCAATCATAGACGCCTTTAATTTTGACATTTTTATATCCTAGTTTGACATCTTTAAATATAAAAAATTTAAAATTTAATAATTCCAAAATTGTTGACCTTTTTTAGATTTATTATTTAATTTAATTCCATTTACTCTTTGCAATCCTGTTGAAACATCATATCTTTGAACCCAAATAGATAGTTTATTATTTTGTTGAATTGTCTCAAATTCTGTCTTTATTTGTGTCACGATATAAGATATAGTCATTTCTTGTAAAACATCTACAGCCATTGAATTTGCTTCATACATACTGTCAGCAACGGATTTAATTGTATGTTGAGGAACAATTATATTTTTTCCCTCCGGATGAACACCTTGAAGACGTCTTGTAATCTCTTTTGACATATAATCAAAAGATTGCGGCGACATTAAAATAGGATAACGTTGTCCAACATCTCTATTAAATAAAACATATCTATAATTACCATTAAGTTCGCCAAGACCTCCATAAGATTGACTTGATTCGGTTGTAATTGAATTATAGTCTGTGAATTTATAAGGAGTGTTATTAGAAGTATATGAATATTGGTATGGACTTTGCATTATATTTTTACTCATTTATTATATAACTAGAGAAAACAAAAATATTTTTATGTTAAAATATTTTTTTGAATTTAAAGATTTCCTCTTAAATATTAAAATGGCATCAGAAATATCTATCATCTTTATAAGCAAATACTCTAATTTTTGTAAACAAATTTCACAGCAATTAGAATTTATTGCTCCGCATTTTAATATAAAAGTTATAGACATTGATAATCCTCAAACTAGAGCTATTATGAAAAATGCTTCAAAAAATAAAATTTCCTCCGTTCCTTCAGCTATTGTAATTAACACCACATCAGGAGCAACCGATCTTTATGAAGGTCAAAAATTTATTGACTTATTAAAGCAAGGCGTCGGAATGGTTCAACAAAAATTAGAAATGATTAAAAAACAAGAAGAACAACAACAACAACAGCAACTTCAACAACAGCAACGAGCAAGAAGAATTGTTCAGCCAATTGAAGAAGTTTCAAGAGAAAACTTTGACGACGGAAGACACTCTTCTCTTGATGATTTAATGGAAAATGATGATGAAGAAAAACCACAATTACCAGCAAGAAGAAAAAAAATAGGAAAATCAGTCATCATGCCGGATAAATCCTTCTCACCAGTAGACCCAGATTCTATGATTGGAGAGGTAAAAGATCTTCCTATAAGAGGACAAGGCCATGAACAAATGTCAGCTTCTAGTTTACCAGACATTGATAGACACGCTTCTTATCCTCCTAGAATGGACTATGCAGAAACAGAAGAGGGACATTTGACAAAAGCTCAAGACAGAAAACAAAAACTTGTTGCAACAGGAAAAGGTAAAAAGGTTCAATTTATAGAAGATGTTACAGAAATTGAAGAAGAAGATGATTTAGAACAAGGACAAAAAGTTAAAGGAATGACAATGGAAGAAATCTTAGGAGAAAATAATGGAACAGGAATTGCAAGAAGTAAAGAATCTCAAGTTAGAAGTTCCTCACTTAAAAAAAGCGCAGATGAACTAATGGCAGAAAGAGATATGATTTTAAAAAATGAAGACACAGGAAGAAAAGTTAGAGTCTTAGGTTAACGTAAATAGCCATCATCATCTTCATTCTCTTTTTTTACTTCTAATTCCGCATTTTTTTCTAACTTTTTAAGAGATTCTTCTAAATTATCTTCATTATCGGATTGATCTTTATTATTTGAGTGTTCTTTGTTATCAGATTGTTCTTTGTTTGATTGTTCATTGTCGGATTGATCATTATTGTTTGATTGTTCGTTATCGGATTGTTCTTTGTTTGATTGTTCATTATCGGATTGTTCTTTGTTGTTTGATTGTTCGTTATCGGATTGTTCGTTATCGGATTGTTCGTTGTTTGATTGATCATTATCGGATTGTTCATTATCGGATTGAGGAACATCCGATAAAAGAAATTCATCATGATTAGAAATATGTTCTTTAACAGGTTCTTCTTCAATTGTAACAAGAGGAGGAGCGAATCCTTCAGTTTGATTGATCCAGTTTTTAGAAATTTTATCTTTTTTCTTAAAATCAAGGAGAGCGGCATCCATCCATCTACAATGATGAGTTTGATAAACTTCTTTAAGAAATTCAAGTTGATGAATTACATTTAATAATTCATCATCATTTACCATATCGTGATTAACCTTATTGGTTTCTTCATCCACAATAAAGAATCCAGGAATTCTTATAGTGTTATTAGGATTTGTTTGATAAACAAGATCTAGATCATCAATGATAACCGTGTTATGTTTATAGAACCCAGGAATTTGAAAAAGTTCCCAAAGCATTCTTAGGTCTTTTACTCCGGAATAGATCTCTCTTGACAAATCAACTTGATAACGATAAAATACAAAAGATAATTTACGTTCAGGTTTTATTAATATAAAATTTTCTATTATGAATAATGCATACGATTTTTCAGCAGCCGTTATTACGGACACATTAAAATGTTCAAAAATGTAATCAAGAAACCGTTGTAAATAAGGCCTTGCATAAATCCTAAAAAAAGGAATATAATCAATATATTGAAATTTGTTTGACAATTCATGAGGAATCTTTTTTCTATCGCTTGGTTCTAAGGCTTGAATCAATGTATTATCCAGATCAAGAATTATATTTAGTTTACAATCGTTAACCATGTTTATTAATATAATAATATTTTTATATAAAAAAATTTTATATAAAAATTATGATATAATAGATTAAACTTTTTTTTGCATTAAAATTGGTATGGTTTCATTTCCTTTAAAACCATCCGTTAATCTAAAGTTTTCTTTTAATAAATATAAAATTGTTCCTACATTAATAAATGCTTGATTAGTGTGTCCAAACATTTCTAAAACCGTATCATTTCCAGATGATAAAGTTTGATTAGGAATAACTGGATTAATCTTCTTTATTTCTATTTTAAATGGTATAATTGCAATACAATTATAAGGATTTGTTTCCTTTACATAATTTGTATCATCTATTATCACACTATTAGATGGCAATAACTCCGGATATTTATTCCATATATATTGGAAGTTTTTCAATCCAGGATACAACATCATTGCTTCATCACAATCATCTCTTGTTAAGAAATACTTAATCTTTCGTTCAGGAAAATCTTTTAATATTATATTTTCAACAATAAAAGTTGCATATTCTTTCGCAGAGTGAGTCCAAATTCCAACATCAAAGTTATGAAATACATAAGTTAAAAACTCTTGCAAATTTTGTCGTATATATATTCGGTATCCATCCTCAAATAACTCAGGAGGAGTGTCAATATATCGAAGAGGAATATATTGATGATATGGATATTGAGATATAATGGAATGAGGCACAGAACAAATTAAAGTCGAATCTATATCCAGAAACACAGTTATATTTTTCATTGTTATTATATATACAAATAATAATCAAAAATCAATTTATTTTCTTAAGAATATTTTAAAAATGTTTGATAAAATATTCTTAGCCGAATTTATTGGAACTTTCTTCTTCTTATCCATCATATTAATGTCCGGTATTGCACTTCCTATTGGTATCGGTTTAATTGCCGCTTTATATCTCGTAGCTCCTATAAGCGGAGGTCACTTAAATCCAGCTGTATCAACAATGTTCTATTTAAACGGAACATTAGATTCTAAAGGACTTGCAAGAAATATATTAGCTCAATTATTAGGAGCATACTGCGCGTATAAATATTATAAATATAATCAAACAAATATTCAAAGAGCATAATTATTCATTTTTAAGTAACCAACCAAAAGCACATTTTAATGTTATTAACGCGCCAATTAAATAAGCAATATAAAAGTTTTTGGAAGGTTTTGTTTCCATCCAACCAAATTCAAGAGAAGCAGCAACAATAGATCCTAACGCAGCAAGTATATAACCTATTATACATATGTTTTTATAAGTAGATTTTTCCATTTTGTTTATAACAAAAGATAAAAATATGAATTAATAAAAATTTAAATATATCCAATTTATATTTAAATTATGTTAAAAATAATTTTTGCCATTTCTAACAAAGGGGACTTTTGTTCAATAGATAGAACTTCTCTTCCTTGGGGTAGAGTTCCAGAAGATTTAAAGTATTTCAGAAATCTCACAACCGGTATTGGAAATAATGCTGTCATTATGGGTAAAAATACATTCGCTAGTATTGGGCACAAGCCTTTTCCTAACAGAACAAATATCATTGTAAGCAAAACTCTTTATAACGATATAAATACTATATCTCACTCTATTACAACAAAAGATCAAGACTATTACATCATTCCTTCTCTTAACGAAGCTATCAAAAAAGCTAAAAAACTAGTTACAGGAGATATTTTTATCATTGGCGGATTAGATATTTTAAGAGAAGCTCTTCATAGAGAAGACATTGACTACATATACGTTACAATTATCTCAGGAAAAAGAATAGATCAAATATCCGAAGGATCTACAATTAAATTTGAATACATAACTCCAGCATCTAATATATTAAAATCAAGAACTCTATACGAATCAGATGATTATTCTCTTCTCTTTCATGAATTTTGGAATCATAAGGTCAATTCGGAAGAAGATAAAATCATTCAACTAATTAAAAATGTTCTTGAAAATGGAAAGAAACGTTTAGATAGAACAACAATAGGAACCATTGGATTGTTTGCTCAAACATTCAGACTTGATATATCAACTCATTTTCCTCTTCTTACTTCTAAAAGAGTGTTTTGGAAAGGAGTGGTGGAAGAATTATTATGGTTTTTAAGAGGAAGTTCAGACACAAAAGAACTTGAAGAAAAAGGGGTCAACATTTGGAAAGGAAATACAAGTAGAGAATTCTTAGATTCAAGAGGATTACATCATTATAGAGAGGGGGAACTTGGTCCAGGATACGGTTATCAATGGCGTTCTTTTGGTAGAAAATATTATACTTTAGAGGAACAGCATCAATTGATGTGTGATGGTTATAAACAAACAGAAAAGAGAGGAGTTGATCAAATAGAAGAAGTGATTAGAATGTTACGAGAAGATAGATATTCTAGAAGAATATTAGTTAACGCTTGGAATGCATACGAATTGGAGAATATGGCTCTTCCTCCATGTCATTATGCATTTCAATTTTACGTTGAAGAAGAGAATTTGGGAACCTTTAATTTAAGTATACTTGTTAATATGAGAAGTTGTGATATCTTTTTAGGACTACCTTTTAATATAGCGTCTTATGCTCTTTTGACCTATATGATTGCAAAGATGGTTGATATGAAACCTAAAGAAATGATTTTTATGTTGGGCGATGCGCATATTTATAGTAATCATATAGACCAATGCTATAAGATGTTAGAGAGACCGTTGAGAGAATTGCCAACATTAAGAATAAAAGAAAAGAAAGAAAGAATAGAGGAGTATCAATTTGAAGATTTAGAGTTAGTAAACTACAATCCGCATCCGATTATAAAAGGTGAGATGGCAATTTAATTTACATCGCTTGATTACGGAGAACTTCATATTCATCCGCGATTTGTTTTAAACGTTTCATTTTCTCTGGAGGTTTAATATCTAATAAATCAAGTTCATCTTTTAACGCATTGTATTCGTTTAATTTTTGTTGAATTTGTTTCTTTAAATCTTCCATTGGGCCACTTACAATACCGCCTCCTGAACATTTTGTATTATCTATACAAATACAATTCTCAATCGGATTGTCATGAGGCTCTAGATTCCATTTACATCCTTGTTTAGAGGCTTCGTCACAGGCCATTTTATTAGTCATAAATCTAGAACAGTTAGGTAAGTCATTTTTAAAACCTTCATTAGAATTTTTAATGAATATTTTGTATAAAAGAATAATTATGATAGCATACAAGACAAGTTGAGTAGTTTTCATCTTTTATTAATTTATTAAGAATAAAAAAAATAATTCAAACTTTTTATCTAATAATAACTTAAACCATTATATTTATACAATTATAAATATAATGTTGACACAAGATCAAAAAGAAAAACTTATTTCATTTGGAATTACTATAATTGAAAGTTATAAAGTTCTTGTTTCTTCATTGCTTTCTCTTTTTGTTCCTCAAATTTGTGATGGAGAAACATGTTCTTTATCTCAAAATATATATAATCTCACACGTTTTAATGAATTTGTATTAGTATTTAACTTTATCACTTTAGCATCTTTCTTAATTTTATATTACATCCAACTCAAAAGAGAGGCTTATATTATATCTCATCTTGAAGTTGATAAATCTTTAGCTGATAATTCATTGGAGATAAATCTTCAACCGTATCCAAATATTTTAAAACGTATTAATGATCATAATAGAAGATTTTTACTTTTATCTAAGGTAACAACCGTTATTTTTACATTAAATATTATATTTTCGGCGATATTAATCTTTTATTTTTACTATGATGGATGGAGATCTGTCACTACATTTGTCGCAAATGTTCTTTTATCAACAACTAAATTAACAAATTCTATGACTCTTGATCTTAAAACTTTAGAAGGAAAAACTCTAGCATTATCCTCAACAAGACAAGAACCTATTTCTTATAATGCGATTGATCCCGATTATAAAAATATTCTAGAATTGACAAATCCTGTAAGTCATATAGTGAATATATTTAAAACTCCTTCAAAAATACAAGATGCTCAATAAAAAAAATAAACTAATTTAATTTTTATTTTTTTAAATAAAAATTAAAAGACTCTAAACTTATTTCAAATATGGTGAATATAGTTTTTATTGCGAATTTGACAAGTTGTCCTCCTTCCCACGTGAAGCTTGCATCAGCTCTTCATGATAAGTATGGATTAAATTTATTAATTATATGTTCTCCGATGAATGTTATGTTTTGGAGACAACATTCACAATTTAAAGTGAATGTTTGTAATCAATTTATGGAAGTAGAACAACAACTTCTTTTAAATGGGTATTCATTTGTTCTTAATATGAATGATGATGCACAAGTTAAAATTAATAATGAAAACTTTGAAACATTAACTCTTCGAATGATTGAAAAAGATTCTTTTACATTTTTAACAAGTTCTAAATCTAGAGTTTGTTTTGATTTGGATCAAAAAAGTATGGATGCGGAAAGCGGTATATTAATGTCTATGAGACCTTTATTAGAATATATTTATAGACATTCATTTTGTCATACAGCATTTCCATATAAAGATGAGTTTATCATTTTTAAAACAAATCGTGGAAATATAAATCAACTTCCAATTAATACAGCAGTTGATAACTTAACTATAAAAAACAGCATTCTTATTTATCCAATGTGTAATTGGCAATCAACCCCAGATCTTATAAGAATGTGGAATAAGTTCACTAATAACAATGGCGAATGGAAAACAAGAACAGGTAATATTCGTTTTACAACAGACAAAAATAGAGCAGACTTTTTTATCGTAATTAATCAACCTAGAGAACAATTTGATCCTAAACGAACTTTATACTTTTCCATGGAGCCAAATATGGAAACAACTCCTTCTTTTAGAGAATTTTATAATCTCTTAAAACAAAATCGTCCTTTATTTTGGGGATCACATGATTATCAAATGAATAATACAGAATGGCATTTATCTCCAACACAACCTCAATTCTTAAATGAAGTTAAGATTGCAAAGAGACATGACAAAGTTCTTTCAGCAATTGTAAGTGATAAAAATTATGATCCGGGTCATATACTTAGACTTAACTTTTTAAGAGAACTTGATGAACGTGCATCTAAAAATAATCTACCTTTTGAAATACACATTTATGGAAGTTCTTCGCTTGGATTTAAGAACTATAAAGGAAGTTTACCTCCAAATCAAAAAGATGAAGGTATTTTTCCATACAAATATCATTTTAATGCAGAAAATAATCAAATTCCAAATTATGTCACAGAGAAATTCACAGATGGTATTTTAGGAGAAAGTTTAATGTTTTATTGGGGATGTCCAAATATTGAAAACTATTATGACAAAGAATCATTTGTTAGTCTTTCATTATTGCCAGAAAAATATGAAGAAGAAATTCAATTGATTGCAAGATTAATGGAAAATAATGAATATGAAAAATGCTTACCAGCAATACAAAAAATGAAACAAAGAATTTTAAGACGTTATAATATGTTTTCAAGATTTAAGACAATTATAGATTTAAGTAAGATTCAAATCTTTTATAAACTTGGAGCAATGGATATGCAAAATAATGAAGAAGATAATCAAAATGGACAAATCTTACGAGATCAAAGTTTTAATACAATCCACTTTTTTAACTTTAAACTTGACGATTCTTCTCCAGAACAAGTAAAATTATTTTCCTATATGGAATTGTTCCGTTCTATTCTTAACAATCAAATTGACTTTATTGTTTATCCAAGTAGAACAGCAGAAGTTAATGTGAGAGATTTATATAGAAATTTGAGCAATACAATAAGTTATTACAGAGAAGAAACAGAAGAAGATGTAGATATAATCTTATTATCTTTTGAGAGATCAAGCAATCCAACTAATGTTGGATTTTGGATGAAGAAAGAAGTTTGTGAGAAGATGATGTTTAAATTCCAAGAGTTGGTAACAAAGATTGGTCCTCAAAACTTAAATATAACATTAAGTCAAATGTTTGATGGATTTACAACAAAATGTTTGATCAAATAATAAATAAAATAATTTAAAAAAATATATTGTATAAATAAAATGTCTGATGAACTTAAATCTGCTGTTCCTTTAGAAAAAAAGGACTTTGATAAAGATATGAACTTAGTCTCTAACAAATGTAAATCAAAAACTATCATTCTCTTTTACTCTCCTATGTGCGGCCATTGTTTAAAAATTAAACCTGATTTTGAAGCATTAGCACAAGCGGCTCAAAGCGGTAAGTTAGGAAATGATGTTACTGTTGCGGCAATTAACACAATGGATAATATGGACTTAATGAAAATGATTCATGATCCTGAAATGATACAAAATAGAGAATTTACAGTTGAAGGAGTTCCTACAGTAGTAGGTTATAAAGATGGAAAATATTTTTCAACATATGCAGCAGGTGATACAGAAGAAGAACAAGAGAGTTTTAGAACAGCTCCTGATATGGCAATCTTTCTTCAAGGAATAGGATCCGCTCCAGTTACATATAAATAAAAGAATAATAAAAATATAAAATAAATCACTATTTTAGTAATTTATTTTATATTTTTATTTAAGTTATAAGATAACATCTGTTTCATTTATTATAGTAAAATCAGTATTATTTTCATTATATTCGTCAAAAAATAGTTTAATATACATTGGTGGATTTTCTTTTTTAATATCAATTTTAAAACAATAAGAAATCCATTTTATAAGAATATCTAACCTTTTCTCAATACTGTATTTTTTACATATTTTTTCATCAATTGAAAATGTATCTGGATTCCATCTTATAAAAATACAATTCATTCCACATGCTTGTTGTATTTCATACATTCTACATTCTTCAAAATGTTTTAAAGATTTATACTTTTCACAAAATTCTTTATTTTTATGCTGATATTCATCGCATTCTATAATAACTTGATGTGTTCCGCAATCATATCTTCTATCAGGACGATATAAGTTACAACTCTTATCTATTATTTTATCATCAATAATTTTATATTCATCTTCTATTTCTTTTAAATATTTGTCAATATAATTTAACATTTTTATTTCTTTATTTTTTATAGATATTTTAACTTCTTCAAATATTTTTATAGGATTGCAATTTGTGATACAAAGTCCGTTACAATGTAAAAGATCAATATTAGAGCAACGTACACATTTTTTTATAAGTAAACAATTTTCATTTTTTTTAGAATGAAATTGACAATGAATTGGACTTGTTATTCCAAATATTGCTATTTCTTTGCAATTTTCATAAGCACATTTTATATTAGATCTTTTAAACATATAAGGAAGTTTATGTTTAGAACATCTAGTATGAATTTTAGAACAGAATCCATATGAAGCCCTCTTATTACAATTTTCATATTCACACATATGACTTCTTATATCTACCATTTTATCTAATTTATGTTTAACACAAAAGATAGGTTTTTTTTCTTCTTTAAAATTATAACTAGCTCTTATAACACAATCTTCAAATTGACAATTTGAAGATTTTATATTAATCATATTACTTAATTTATGTTCATAACAAAAGCGTCCACTTTTTTCTTCTTTAAAGTTATAGTGTGGTTGAGTTTTACAATTTTTAAATTCACAAGTCTTACTTACTACGTTTATCATATTATTTAATCTATGTTCATAACAAAAGCGTCCCTTTTTTTCTTCTTCAAAATTATAAATAGGTCTTATATTACAATTTTCAAATTCACATGTAATGCTTATAACATTAAACATATTATCAAGTTTATGTATAACACAAAATCTTCCTTTTTTTTCTCCTTTAAAATTGTAACAAGGAGTAGTATCACAATTTTCATGTTCGCATTTTTTTATAATAATATTAATCATATTTTTTAACTTATGCTTAGAGCAAAATCTTCCCTTTTTTTCTCCTTTAAAATTATAGGCTGGTTTTATATTACAATCTTTAAATTCGCATTTAGAACTAATAACATTAATCATAGTTTCTAGTTTATGTTTTGAACAAAATCTTCCTTTTTTTTCATTATAATAGTTAAAATAAGGTATTACATTACAATTTTCAAATTCACATTTATGATTATGAATAATATCAATCATACCAATTAATTTATGGTTAGAACAAAATCTTCCTTTATTTTCTCCTGGTTTATTAAAATTAGCAGTTATACCACAAGTCTCGCACTTATTTTTATTTTTTTCTCTACAATTAACGCATGTTAATAAAAAATTTCCTTTTTTATTAATAAAATTATTTATTTCAATTTCTTTTTTACAGCTAGAGCATATTTTTGTTTTTATTTCTAAAGACATTTTATAATTATTCTTATAAAATTATAAAAAATCAGTTAATTTTGTAATCAACTTTTACTATTCAAGTATGAAACCTGATTTTGAAGCATTAGCACAAGCGGCTCAAAGTGGTAAGTTAGGAAATGATGTTACTGTTGCGGCAATTAACACAATGGATAATATGGACTTAATGAAAATGATTCATGATCCTGAAATGATACAAAATAGAGAATTTACAGTTGAAGGAGTTCCTACAATTGTAGGTTATAAAGATGGAAAATATTTTTCAACATATGCAGCAGGTGATTCAAAAGAAGAACAAGAAAATTTTAGAAAAGCTCCTGATATGGCAATCTTTCTTCAAGGAATAGGATCCGCTCCAGTTACATATAAATAAAAGAATAAAATTAATGGAGCAGATTAATGCTTGTAACAATATTTGCCTAATTGTTTGTAAAAACTTATTTTAAAACAAACTAAAAATTAATTGAGTTTAAAAGAAATTTTAGTTATTTATAAAAATAACTAAAATGGCAAAAAGACACGAAGACTTTTTCATGTATCCTTTTCAATGGAGTCATGAAGATGAATTAGATAATGACAATCAAACTCGTAGCGTCATTCGTTGTTATGGTTGGAATGAAAAAAATGAAAGCGTTTACGTATCTATCACCGATTTTGAAATTCCTATTTGGGTTGAATTAGATGAAAGATTTGAATGGACAGAATCTAAAATGAGACAAGCGGCTGAAATGCTTAAGAATCTAGTTAAAGACAAAGATTCAAAACCATTATGTATTAATGTTGTAAATATGAAGAAACTTTATTATGCAAACCTTGAGAAGAAAGGAGATAAATATGTTGATAAAACATTTCCTTTTTTTGAAATCCGTTTTTCAAATCAAAAAGCATTAAATAATTTTGTATACAAACTAAAATATGATATCTATATTTCTTCTGTTGGAAAGGTTAAATTTAAATGTCACGCTTACGAATCATCTATTACTCCTGTATTGAAGTTATTTGCTAGATATTCTATCCCGTCAAGTAATTGGATCAAGATGAGAGGAATTAGAATTCCGGATGATGAAAAAGAATCTACTCGTATGCATGAATTTACTGTTTCTACAAGCAAATTAAGAGCAGCAACTCAAGATGAAGCATCTAATTTACCAATTGTTTATCCGCGTGTTCTTTCATTTGATAACGAAGCATATTCAAAGACCGAGGGAAGTATGCCAAAAGCAACAAAGCCGTCTGATAAGGTGTTTATGATAGGAGCAACATTATGTGAAGGAAAGGATAAAAAGATCACAAAATATTTGTTAACTATTGTTGATATAAATGATTTTAAAGGAGTTGATCAAAATGGCAATGAAACAGATGAAGAAATTATTATCAAGAGATATAGAAGCGAAGCGGATTTGTATTGCGGCTTTACAGATTTTATAAGAGAACTTGATCCAGATGTGGTAATAGGCTATAACATATTTGGTTGGGATATTGCATATATGGTTGAAAGAGCTAAGAAGATGTTAAATTGCATGAGTGAATTTGACAGAATGGGTTGTATCGCAGGTAAGCATTCTCCTGTAAAAGAGATTAACTGGGAGTCTAAGGCATATGGTAAGCAAGAGATGAAGTATTTAGATGCAGAGGGAAGATTATTTATAGATTTATTGCCTTTTATAAAGCGTAATTATAAGTTGTCTAATTATCGTTTAGAAACGGTGTGTGATGAGTTTTTAAAAACAAATAAGGATCCGATCAAAGCAAAGGATATGTTTAAATTTTACAGAGAGAATGATAAAATTGGATTAACGAATGTAGGTAAATATTGCTGTCAAGATGCGTATGTTACATTTTTATTATATGAGAAGTTGTTGATATGGTTTGATTTAGTGGAATCTGCTACAACAAATTGTGTTCCAATCTTTTATATGTATACAAAAGGACAAGGAATTAAAACATATAGTTGTTTATTAAAGTATTGTATGGAGAATAATATATTAGTTCAGTCAAATGCATATACGGTGTCCGATAAAGAAAAGTATGAAGGAGCATTTGTAGCAAAGCCTGTTCCAGGTATTTATAAGAATATTTTACCATTTGATTTTGCAAGTCTATATCCGTCTATTATTATGGCACACAATATAGATTTTTCAAAGTTGGTATTGGATGATTCTATACCGGATGAGTTGTGTCATGTGTTTGATTGGGAGAGACATCAGCAATGCGAGCATGATAAGGAGTTTATGGAGAAGTTGGAAAAGAAGCGAGAAAAGAAAAGAAAAGCAGAAGAGAATAAGAAGAAGAAGGAACAAGCAAAGCGTAAGAGAGAGATAAAGGCACAAGGAATAAAGACAGTTAAGATAGAGGTTGTAGATGAAAAAGAAGAAGTCATACAGGAACAGGAAGATGGATCGGAAGTTGAAGAAGAAGATGAGGCAAAGGAGAGAATTTGCGAGAAGTATCATTATCGATTTTTGAAAGCTGAAGTGACAGGAAAGGGAGTGATTCCTGTGATTGTAGAAGAGTTACTTAAGGCAAGAAAAGAGACGCGTAAGGTGATAGCAAAGAATGAGGATAGAATAAAGGAATTAAAGAAATTATTTAATCCTCAGACAGAGGCAGAGATGCAGCGATTGGAGGAGATTAATCAAGTTTTAGATAAGAGACAGTTGGCATATAAGGTGTCGGCAAATTCAGCATATGGAGGATTTGGCGTGAAGAAGGGTTTATTAAGTTTGTTGCCGGGAGCGATGTGTGTTACAACAAAAGGAAGAGAATCTATTAAGAAGGCTTCTAACTACCTTGAAACCGAACAAAAAGGAAAAGTGCTGTATATAGATACTGATTCCGCGTACACTTTTTTCCCTCAACTTGAGGGAAAAACGCCAAAAGAGATTTGGGATTTTT